TCCGCAGTCTGGGCTGAACCAATCGTAAAGGTTGGAAGGCTGTTATAGGTAGCCGCTGTTAATACGTCTCCTGTTGTGACTGGAAAGGTTGCCATGTTGCTCCTAATAACTCAAAGTTGATGTGCCGATTATACCAAAGATAGTGCTTCCAATAATGAATCCGTCCACTATTGGCTCAAGCGTGGTGATTGCTACTTGCATCTTGTTAGCTGTTATATCCCAAGCGAAGCCCTGCGCCTGTAATGTCTTGGTGATAGTCGAGCCTGATTCTGTGACGTTTGTAATCTCTAGGTTGTCAAAGTAATCAAGCCCAATGAGGGTGTCAGTTGGTACTGCTGGGTCCAGTAAGTCCACCAGCATCTCGTCAATACGAATAGTGGTCTCTTTGCGGGTATTGACGTAGTTTTGGGCTATGCCTAGCACGATGTCATCTGTCTGCGCCACAAGGTTCTCTTGTGTCAGGCTGTGTGGGAAATACTTGTCAATTGAGGACTGGCTATAAACCAGTTGAGCTGTGCCGCCTACGCGGTTGAACTTGACATCGTTGATGATGAGCTTGTCGTCAAAGGCATATTTAACGTTTCGGTAAGGAATCCCTGTGGTCTGGTTAAAGGCGATAGAAGGCTCACCAAGGCTAGAAGTAACCTCTGTGCGGTTGAGATATACGGCTGTGCCGTCTGCGCTCATGTAGAACGCTCCTAGCCCTTCAGAGAACTCTGCGTTCTTAATCGCATCTAGGGTAGAGCGGTTAGTCGCAGGATCAGCGACACAGGTCGAGACTCCTGTAGAGATTGAGCGCATAGATGCAGGGAACGAGACGTTATCCAGAATCTTGTTAATGCGTGTGCCTGTGTCTTGCCCTGCTGCTGTATCGGCAATAGTGGACACGTTAGACATCTGCAAGAGACGGAAGCCATCGGTACACATAATGTCCACATAGGCGGTCTCCTGCCCTACAGGGAAGGTGTAGCGGTAGTCATTCACATAGCCAGAAAATAGGAAGTGTTCTGCTGTCGCTGTAGTGGCAGAGATGCGCAGCTTACGAAGTGGCACAAGGTAGCCAAAGTAAGGCGAGGACGGGTTCTGCGGGTTGAAGTAACCTAGCGGGTCGAGGACTCGGACAATGGCTGTGCCAGCGTCATAGGTGTCCTTCATGACGTTGCGACCACGCCTGATAGAAATGCTGTACACGTCTGGCGTTAAATCAACTGTTGGGATAATGACATCAGATGAGCCAAATGAATTAACCCCGATGACTCCGTTATCTGGTGAACCAATCACAAAGCCAGACCCGAAGGTTGCCCCGCCAGAGAAGTCGAAGCTGACTGCTATCTGTGCGGGTAGGCTCATAAGAAGAATCCAGAGTAACGCTCTAGTTGTGCCACCTTGCCAGAAGATAGAGAACTGTTCTGTAGATTGCGGGCAATAGTCTCGGTAAGGTCTTGCTCGGATATAACTGATCCTGCAACGTTCACCACAACTGTGCTGCCAGCATTAGGGTTGTAACTTAAGCCTGTCATCTGGTTATAAGAAATCATGCCATCTGAAGGGTAGGCAGATACGTTTGTCGCTGGCGGTGTAGGAACACTTGTGTTGCCTTGTGGCGATGTAGGTACTGGCGCATTAGTCATAATCGCTGCTGCTTTGCCAGCCAAGTAAGACAGGTAGGCATCGAGGTACTCGAATGGGTTGCGGGCATTAGGCAAAGCGGTTAGGAATCTAGCAAGGTTGCCTGAAGCATCTTGCGCCTTAAGAATCTGGTTAGTGAGGTCTCTGGCTACTGCTTCGTTGCCGTTAAGGATTGCAAGCTGCGCCTGCACTCGCATTGTTTCCTCTTGGGTAAGTTTGCCCTTGAGAGCTGCGACCAGTTGAATCTGCTCTAGGTCAAAGACTGTTGCTGATTTCTTGAGGCTGTTTTGCTTTTTTTGTTCGGCTGTAAGAGCCTTTGTAGATGCGACTTGCTTCTTAGTTAGGTCTGCAACTTGCTTGGCTCGCTTAGCGGCTGCCGCCTCTGCTTCGCGCTGCTGGCGTGTGCGGATTGCTGTGCCTGCTGGAGAAGCAGAGCGACCAGATGAAACTGTTGGACTGCGGTCAAGGGTTCTGGCGAGTAAACCTTCGCTGCCTGTAAGTCCACCAAAGGAAGTAAGGAAGTCAAGACCTTTGTAGAGCAGACGTAAGCCATTGACGGCTTGGGCTGTAGCCATAGTAATGGCGTTGATGCCCTTCGCAATATTTTCGATAGTCTTTTGTGCATCGCTGGCTTGTGATCCACCACCGAGGACTGCAAAGGCATCGACTAGACCTTTACCAATTGACTCTTTAGCGTTCTCTGATGAGACGCGCAAGACATCTAATTTATATGAAGTAGTGGTTAAGTAGTCCTGCGCTGCGCCAGCAGACTTAGCCAGCATGATGCCAAGAATCTCATTAAAGCTCTTGGTTTGTAATTCTGCGCGGGTAAGCCCTGTGTTGTACTTGATAAGTCCACGAGTAATACCGACATAGCCCTTGCCTAGGTCTGTGGTTACTGTGGCTAAATCTACGCCTGTGGCTCGGCTAATCTGGATAGCATTGTTAAGCAGCTCTTGAGACTTGGTGAGTGATCCTGTGATGTTAAGTAAAGACTGGAAGGCTGGGCGAAGAATGTCATCGGCGATTGCTGCGCTTCGCTCCAAGCCAGAAATAAAGTCTGCAACCTGTACTTTGGAGAAAGACAACCCAAGGTTATCGACTGCGCTGGATAGTCTGCGAGCTGCTGCCTCATCGTCTGCAAAGGCTTTAACTGCTGCCTTGCCATAGGCTGCCATAGCCGATGCGCCAAGGGTAACGCCAAGTGTGCGCCCTAGCTTCTTGATTGTCTTGTCTAAGCCCTTGACTGACTTCTCTGCTTTGTTTAAGCCAGTCGCGTCCATCGTAGTGGCGATGCGGATTGCTAGGTCTGTCATACCAGCCATTAGTCAGCTCTCCTTGCTCTAAATGCTATTTCGCCTCTGGCGTTAGACTTCTTTACAACCTTTTCGTTTGAGGCTTGGATAGCCTTCACAACTGCGGCAGTTGTCTTGCCTTGATCGTTAGCCCATGCTCTAAAGAGTAAGCGTCCTTTTGTCTTGCGAGTTCTACGTCCTGCGCTGTTGGATTGCTGTGAATCAACCAATGGCGGTAGCGCGTTAATAAACTGCCGTCCAGCGTTAGGGTTAGCAGACTTATTAACTGTCTTGTCCATCTGCCACTCTGTAATGAACTTGCCGTTGCGGTACTTCTTCACTCGCTGGGCTGGTGGTAATCCCTGTGGGTTCTTACGTCCTGCGGTTTCGTAGATAGCACCAGAAGCAGATTTATTAAAGATAGTCGCAAGGCTTCTAAAACCTCGTCTGTTTGGTTTTGTAGGCGTTGTGGAATAGCCCAAGCCCTTCTTGATAAGCCCAGCGTTAAAGGCTCGATACTCCCAGACTCCTACTGCGTTGCCCCAGCCGCTTAAAGGCGAATCGCTAGGGACGAATCCTCTAGCCTGATTAACTACCTTGCGCAAATGTCCTGCGATTTCCTTCTGGGTTTCCTTGGCTAACTCTGGCGCATATTGCTTAAGGGCTTTGCTAAGAGCGACCGCGTTGTCGAGTTCTACTGGCATCGCTTCGCTCCTTCGCTATATCCTTTAATACCTGTACATGAGCCTTGAAAGCCATCGGAGAAAGTTCCACGATGGTGTTGAACGGAACTCCATACTCGTAACTTAATCTAGCTGCGAGATAGGTGAGGGAGTTCCGATCTAACCTAAAGGGTCAGACTCTAAGACCTCAACTGACTTGAGAGTCTCAATAAACTGTTCCCCAAAAGGTTTGACTGTTTCACCCGAACGTCTAATGGCTTCCCAGCAAATCCAATACACAGAACTCTGCATCTGGTCCTCTATCAAGGATTTGTGGAAACCCTTTTTAAAGTGCTGCTCAAAGCTGTACTCAATTACTGGAGTTATTTCGAACTCCTGCACTTGTCCGTCAGCCCTTGTTACTTTGAGTTTTGCCATAGCCCTTATCTCCTTCTTACGCTGTTGTGACTGCTACTGTACCAGAGACGTTCCAAGTCACAGACTGTGTGCCAAGGTCTCCAACTGCGCCGTTGATGTCGGTGAGGTTATTGACTAGGCAAGTCATTGTGTAAAGTGGGTTTGTCGCTGAAACTACTGCGTTTGTCTGCTTAGCTGTAACTGTTACGTTTGTGCCGTAAGCAGCTTGTAGTGTCTGCAAGACTTCGCCTGTTGCTGTGTCGTTAAGGAAGTCAATAGTGATAGATGCTGCTTCAAGACCCTTGACGAACTTGTGTCCTGAGTCACCCATTGCTGTGACTTCCAATTCGTCGAATGTTCTTGAAATACTTACTGCTGTGACGTGATCAGATAGGTCAACTGAATTGACTGTTAGAACTACGCCATTGTTTAGAAATACTGCCATTTCAGTTATTCCTCATCTTTCTTGGTAGTTGGTTTTGGTGCTGCTTTTAC